AGGTCCAAGATCATTCAAGCGACGCACAATGGCGAGTTAGCGGTGCGTTTTGGCAGGAAAGTTAGGAACCTGATGGACCAGGACAACTACAAGGAGTTGTTTCCTGCGGTGAGTTTGAAGGCAGATTCGAAGGCGGCTGGCCGGTGGGACACGAATGGTGGCGGGGAATATTACGCTTGTCTTCGTTTGCATGCGCTCGTGCATACCGCACAGGGGCTAAGGCCTGCGGGGGAGATTAAGCCTGGAGACGTGTTGCGTAATGCGGGCGCTTGGACCGTGGTCCGTGAGGTGTACCGCACGCAGCATCAGCAGACGTACAGTGTGTTGGGTATGCATTGTTCGGCGTTGCATCCGGTGTGGACGATGAATCGCGGGTGGGTTTTTGCAAGTGAGCTGGTCCCCAGTGATATCTTGGCAGTGGAGAGTATTTGGGATAGAATGAAGGCCTCGTCACTAGCTAGGCAGATTCATGGCACTGTGGAACACCCCCATGTACCGGCGTTGGTACAACATCAAATCGCGTTGCACCAATCCGAACAACGAGAAGTGGGACAACTACGGCGGGCGTGGCATTGTGTTGTGCGAGCGCTGGCAGGTGTTCGATCATTTCTTGCAGGACATGGGGCCTCAGCCTTCGCCGGTGCATACGGTGGGGAGGATCGACAACGATGGGCCGTACAGTCCGGAGAATTGTCGATGGGAGACGCCCATAGAGCAGTCACGCAATCGACGAACCAACGTCAGGATTCATGGCGAGACCCTGTCGCAGCATGCAGGTCGGTTGGGGGTGACGGGACCAGCGATCCGGTATCGCATGACCGTTGGCCTCGATCCTTTGATGACCGAAAAGAAGCGCATGAAGTTTTACGGGCGTATGGTGATCCAGAAGGGCTTGGATGGATCCGTCATCAAGCATCACGGATCATTGCCCGAGGCTTCTCGTTTGTTTGCCAACAGCAAAGCGGCGCTCAAAGCTATTTGGCGGGTGTTAGAGGGGCAGCGCAAAAGCTACAAGGGCTTTTACTGGGAGTACGGACCGCAGGAGCGGTTGACTGCGTAACCCACGATGCATCTAAACCGTTTGTTAATTTTTTGACAAGCGGGGATCACTGCTTTTTTGCTCAGGGCGTGTTGACGCATAACTGCGGTGTTGGTGGTGCGATGACAGGGCGCGGTGCGGATCTTTTGATTATTGACGATCCGCATTCCGAGCAGGATGCCATGAGTGAGCTCTCGTTGGATAACGCCTGGGAGTGGTACACCTCGGGGCCACGGTCACGTTTGCAGCCCGGAGGGGCGGTGGTGGTGGTGATGACGCGCTGGGGGATGAAGGATTTGACGGCGCGGTTGATCAAGGCGCAGGTCGAGCCTAAGTCTGATCAGTGGGAAGTGATTGAGTTTCCGGCGATCTTGAATGAGCATACGGAGCGTGAAAAGCCCCTTTGGCCAAGCTACTGGAGCCTTGATGAGTTGCAAAAGGTCAGGGCGACCTTGTCGGTGCAGAAGTGGCAGTCGATGTATCAGCAGCAGCCCACCAATGATGAGGGGGCGATTTTAAAGCGTGACTGGTGGAGGATTTGGGAAAATGACTACACCCCCCAAGTTGAATATGTTATCCAGAGCTATGACACAGCATATAGCAAGAAGGAAACTGCGGATTACTCCGCAATCACTACCTGGGGTGTATTCCGTCCCAGCGCGGACGACGGACCTGCCATTATTCTCCTCGATGTTAAAAAAGGCCGTTGGGACTTTCCGGAACTCAAACGGGTAGCGCGGGCGCAGTATGATCATTGGAAGCCGGATAACGTGTTGATTGAGGCAAAGGCCACGGGCACGACTTTGCAGCAGGAGCTCAGGCGCGTGGGCATTCCTGTGACGACCTACTCGCCTGGAGGAAGAAAAAAGAACCAGGATAAAATTGCCAGGGCCAATGCGGTGGCACCCGTGTTTGAGTCGGGGATGGTTTGGGCACCACAGACCAAGTGGGCAGAGGAATTGATTGAGGAGTGTGCGGCCTTCCCTAAGGGTGATAATGACGATTTGGTGGATAGTACTGTGCAGGCGATCAGTCGGTTCAGGGCCGGGAACTTTGTTGCATTGGACGACGATGAGGCGGATGATCCGGTAACACAGCTTGAGTTTGAGTACTATTGAGTTGCAATTGGCCGTAACGCAATTGGAATTCGAATACTATTGAGCTTGAGTGCGCTTGCGCCCCTCACCCTGTTAGGCTGATAATCCCGGCATGGTTAAGTCCAAGGAGGCCCTGTGAACAGTTCAGCACGTTTTTCTTTTGATGATCAGGGCAAGCGCCGGTTTGTTGGAGCGCCCTCTGGTGCCATGAGCATGGAGCAATTTATGCCGGATTTGCCGATGGCTTCTCAGCGCCCTGTTCGTACGTTTGCTGTTGGGGGTTCGGTAAGTAACCAGCAGATCAACGACTACATCAAGGGTATCTTGTCCAGTGGCGTTTCACAGCAAGAGGCGGCTAATCAGATTAATGCTGCCGCTGCTCAGTACGGCGTGAGCCGTGATCAAATAGCCGGGGCCACAGGATACGGTTTGGATTTGGTGAATCAATATTTAGGTGCGCCAGCATCCTCTCCCGCAGCAGCTTCTCCAGCAACTTCTTTCGCAGCAGCTTCTCCGGCATCCTCTCCTGTAGCATCCTCTCCTGTAGCATCCTCTTCCGCACCATCTTCCCAAGCAATTAACGATTACATCCAAGGTGTTTTGTCCAGCGGTGTTTCGCAACAAGAAGCGGCTAATCAGATTAATGCTGCCGCCGCTCAGACTGGCGTGAGCCGTGATCAGATTGCCAATGCGACGGGCTATGGTTTGGATTTGGTCAATCAGTATTTAGGTCCGCTTCAAACCCCCACCTTAACTAATGCTGCCTCAACCGCTGCTCCAGCAGTATCCGCTGCTTCAACTGCTGCCTCAACCGCTGCTTCAACTGCTGCTCCAGCAGTGACCCCCCAACAACGCCAACGTAATTTTGAACAAGGCGTCAGGGACTGGTTTGCAGCTAATCCGAATGCAACGCTTGATCAAGTTAATGCGGCCATAGCTAAGATAGACAAGGGCAGCTACGATCCGTTTACTCGTACGTTTGGGCTTGATGGCATGACGTATAAGTACGATGCCGCACCCGGATATTCGCAACAACAATTTCAATCAATTGTTGATGACTATTTGGCGGGTAACCCCTCACTGACTTATCAACAGGTTCAGAGCCAAGCCCAAAGGTTAGGCCTGGAATACAACCCTTTCACAGGGAAAGTAACTTACGGAAATATTACGTATACCACGCCTAAAGGACCTAGGGTTTCGCAAGAAGAGTTCCAACGCATTGTTGATGATTATTTTAGGAGAAACCCCAACGCGACTGGAGAAGAAGCAGCAAGGGTAGCTGCGAGTATTGGGGGCGAGTACAACCCGTTTACGCAGACGGTAAAAGTGGGAAATCTTTCTTACAAAACACCGGCTGGCGCGGGAGCCACGTTCAATCAGTTCCAGTCCCTGGTTGATAAGTATCTTTCTGAAGGCCAAAATCTTACCGGCGAAGATGTGGTTAGGGACGCGAAATCAATCGGTGCTAACTACGATCCCTTCACCAAGTCAGTGACCTACAAGGGATATACCTATAAGGCAACTAATGCTCCTGGCCCAACGCTAAATCAGTTTCAAACGGTAGTTAACGATTACCTTAGAGCCAACCCTAATGCGTCTGCTGCGGATATTTATCTTGCGGCAAAAAGCGTAAATTTTGATTACGACCCATTTACTAAACAAGTGACGTTTGGTGGTCTTAACTATTCGCCTACAGGGATAAAAGGGTACTTAAACACACCGGCTGATTCCGTAATCATTGATCAAAGTGTAGTTAACCGGTATAGAACACAACTTAACGAACTTAACGCGCTTGCAGCCGACAATAACCAACTCCAACCGTTGGCAACCAGAGCAAAAGCTATTTACGATGAGGTCTTAGCTCGTTTCAATAACAGAAACAAACCACCACCACCACCCGGAGGGGATCAACTACCTAATATTATTGATGACACTCGGCCCGTGACTCCATTGCCTGGAATCACGGCACCTGATGCTAATTTCAGGAAATCACCCCCAAGAGTCTGGAACCAGTTGTTAGGTGCCTTCACGTATGCACCGCCAGCTTCTGTTTCTGCGCCTAACCCAAATCAATTACCAGGAGCCGTGGCCCCAGGGCAGGGTGAGTCGTGGACACCGCCGGTGGTCACTTCGCGGCCAAGATCACTGTTGAACGTGCGACAAAACGCAATTAACCCAAGAACAGGACTACCTGAGTACACAGCAGGTTACGATGAAACAACCGGAATATTCACCGCGCCTGTCTCCCGGAGTAGTCAAGCTGCTTCGGATCGCTCAAGAGGTTTTGCAGGGTTAAATGCTGCCATGGCAGGTAAGCGGTACACCACCCCGGAGTACTACAGTTTTCTTGCTAATGTGAGGAGTGGGGCCTACGGTAACCCTACCGATCCTGACTTCCCATCAAAGGTAAAGGCCGCTGTCGATGCCTACTACGCCTCTAAACCCGCAAGCTAGCCATGGCCAAGAGCACTGACGAATTCATCAAGGAGAATGTTCCACGTGGAACATCGACTTCCAAGCAACAACTCGATAAACTCGCGCAGGTAAGTCAGCGCAAAAAGGCCTAGACATGCCCATCGACAAAGCCCTCTACGAAGCCCCGAAGACATCGATCGAGATCGATGCGGAGGATGCACCCGAAATCGAGATTATTCTTGACGAGGACGGTGGGGCGACAATCGAAATCGGGGAAGATAGCAACGAGGACGTTGATTTCTACGCCAATCTGGCAGAAGTCGTGGATAACGATGTTTTATCCACGATTGCCATTGACCTCTCAGCCTTTTTTGAGGCCGATAAGTCAAGCCGATCCGACTGGGAGCAGACCTATGCCAAGGGCCTTGAGCTCTTAGGCATGCGTTTTGAAGAACGCACCAAGCCTTTTAGAGGCGCGGCAGCAGCAACTCACCCCTTGCTTATGGAAGCGGTAGTCCAGTTCCAAGCCCAAGCGACCAAGGAATTGATGCCTGCGGGTGGTCCCGTGCGCACGGCAGTTCTGGGCAAAGAGACCTTGGACAAGTTCCAGCAGGCAGGACGCGTGCAGGACTTCATGAACTACCAGATCACGACCGTCATGAAGGAATACACGCCTGAGTTTGATCAGGCGATGTTTTATTTAGGCTATGGCGGCTCGGTGTTTAAGAAGGTTTACTTTGACGAGCAACTGGATCGCATGGTGTCCAAGCTTGTGCTGGCCGATGATGTGTTTATTCCGTACTACGGATCAAGCGTCATGAGCCAATGCCCACGGATCACGCACCGGATTGCGATGGATTCGAACGAATACCGCAAACGCGTGGTGGCGGGTGAGTATTTGGATGTGATTGTAGAGAGTGAACTCTATCCGTCTGATGCAAGCCAGATCCGTTATCAGGTGGATAAGCAAACGGGCGTGGTGGAAACCGGTGCGCCCGAGGAAATCTTCTTGCTTGAGTTCCAGGTTGACTACGATTTGCCTGGATTTGAGGACACGGACGACAAAGGCGAGCCCACAGGCATCAAATTGCCCTATGTGATCACGATTGATGAGGCGACTAAGCGCGTGATCGGGATCAAACGCAACTGGAAAGAGGACGATGAGCGCAAAAACAGGCGCAATTACTTCGTTCACTACGTCTTAATTGAGGGCCTGGGGTCCTATGGCCTTGGTTTTGTGCACTTAATCGGTGGTTTATCGAAGACAGCCACGGCTGCACTGCGTCAATTGCTTGATGCAGGCACGCTTTCGAACCTTCCAGCAGGATTTAAGGCCAAAGGCGCACGGATCGCGGACCAAGACAACCCGATTCAGCCTGGAGAATGGCGCGATATTGACGTGGGCGGTGCGGAATTGCAGCAAAACATGCTGCCACTGCCTTATAAAGAGCCTTCGCAGACGCTTTTTGCCTTACTTGGGTTCTGTGTAGACGCCGGAAGACGTCTTGCCAGCATCGCCGACATGCAAGTGGGCGAGGGCAACCAGATGGCGCAGGTCGGAACCACGCTTGCACTGCTTGAGCGTGGTACACAGGTCATGTCAGCCATCCATAAACGCTTGCACTATGCGTTAAAAGAGGAATTTGAGCTGTTGGCCGAGGGTTTTGGCATGTATTTGCCAGACGAGTACCCCTATGACGTGCCCGGAGCGTCGAGAAAGATCAAAAAATCGGACTTTGACAACCTTGTGGCCGTGCAGCCGGTGTCAGATCCCAATATTTTCTCGTCAGCCCAGCGTTTGACGCTTGCCCAGATGCAGTTGCAGATGGCGCAGACCGCACCGCAGATGCACAACCTCTATGAGGCCTACTATCGCGTCTATACCGCGATGAATGTGCGCGATATCGACAGCATTTTGAAGCCGCAGCGCACACAAATGCCAAAAGATCCGGCAACGGAGAACGGTGACGTGCTGGATGCGATGGAATTGAAGGCTTTTGCAGGGCAACAGCACGATGCGCACATCGCATCGCACCTGATGATGGGTTTATCGCCCATGTTGCAGGCGCAACCCATGGCCGCAATGATTTTGCAAAAGCACATCCTTGAGCATGTGCGCTTGAAGGCCGAAGAAGCGACTGAAGCCGAGCTCTTTATGGCCTATGGCAAAGATCCTGACCGCATGGTGTCTGATTTACAGCGCGAAGCGTCGATTGCGCTAAAGACTGCT